TGCTAAATTTATGGGCGAAACTCCATCTTTTTTAGAAGGACTAGATCAATATACTCACGAGGAGATATTAGCAATAGTAAGAGGTTCTGATTGGACACCTGAACAAGAATAAAATAAATTATGGAAAATATACTAAGTGTAGATTTATCAAGTGAAACAAGTCCTGTAGTACAAGAAGTACGAGGGCGAGAATATATAGAGTATGGTACTGAGCATTGGAAAAACCTTTATCCACAGTTCTTAATTGATCTATATTATAATTCTAGTACACACGCAGCTATTATAAACACTACTGCTGAAATGATTGCAGGAGAGGACATTATAGTAGATGAGAACGAAAACCTAGAACAATTTGTTAAGCTTAAAAAATTCTTTGCTGAAGCTAATGGTAAAGAAACTCTACACGAAGTAATTAAAAAGATTTCATTTGACTTTAAGCTACAGGGTGCATTTGCTTTGCATATTATTTGGAATAGAGCAAAGACAGAAATAGCTGAGATACACCATGTACCTGTAGAGAGAGTAAGAGCAGCAAAACCTAATGCTATGGGCAAAGTAGATTGCTACTATGTTTGTGCAGATTGGAGTAACACAAGAACTAACAAACCTATGAAGTTAGCTGCTTTTAATACTAAGGATAGAACTAATCCTAGTCAGTTATTATATACAGGTTTATATAGTCCTAATATGGACATCTATCACACACCTGATTACTTAGCTGCAAACAACTGGGCATTAGTAGATCAGAGAGTTGCTGAGTTTCATTTGAATAATATCTCTAATGGTTTTTCAGGAAGCTATATGATTAGCTTTGCTAACGGAGTACCTACACAAGAGGAGAGATTTCAAATAGAGAGAAGTTTAGCCGAGAAGTTTACAGGTGCTAGTAATTCAGGAAAGTTTGTACTTACGTTCTCGGATGATAAAACTAGAACTCCTGAGATTACACCAATTACTGTAAGCAACGCAGATAAGCAATATCTTGCGTTACAGGAACTTTTAGTACAAAACATACTTACAGGTCATAGAGTTACTTCTCCTATGCTTATGGGTATTAAAAACGACACAGGGCTAGGTTCTAATGTTGATGAGATGAATGCAGCTTTTGAAATATATTTAAACACAGTAGTTATACCTTTTCAAAAACACATAGTAAAAACACTAGCTAAAATATTTGAGGTTAATGGTATAAATATACCTTTCTCATTTGTACAAGCTAAACCAATCACATCTAAGTTTACTATAGAAGATATGAAGGAAGTAATGACTGAAGATGAGATTAGAGAAGAACTAGGTCTTAAACCTTTAACTGATGAAGAACTAACGGCAGAAGATGAAGATAACTACAATTTAGAAAAAGTAGGTTCAATAGTTTCTGATGGTAAAGAGTTACCTTTATTTGATAGTATAGAAGAAGCTGAAGCAGAAGCAGAAAAGTTAGGTTGTAGTGGACATCATATACATACACAAGATGGTAAAGAATACTTTATGCCGTGTGCTAATCACGATCAATTAATAAATTTGAAAGATTGTGATTGTGGTAAAAACAAAGACAAATGCGACAAGAGTTGTTATGAGAAAACTGAGTTAGATGCTTTCTTAGAAACTGTAGAGGATATACCTGAAGGTTGGGAACTAATAGATGAAGAAGTTGTAGATGGAGAACACGCAGATTTTGACTTTGAAGAAGAACTAAATCAAATAGCTAGTGAGAAAGTAGAGTTAGCTACTACAGGAGTTGCAAGACCTGACAGTAAATCAGAACAAGATGGTATATCTAAAAAAACATACGACTACTATAGAGTACGTTATATATATGCACAAGATAATTTCTTAACAAGAAAGTCAGGTAAGAAAAGAGATTTTTGTGAAAAGATGATGGCTGCTAAAAAGTTATACAGAAAAGAAGATATAGCTAGAATGTCTACTAAAAGAGTTAATCCAGGTTGGGGTAAAGGTGGTGCAGATACTTATGATATATTCTTATATAAAGGGGGTGGTAATTGTCATCACTTTTGGCTAAGACAAATATACAGAACAGAACTAGGTATATCTGTAAGTACAAAAATAAAAGATGCAGATTTAGTAGGATATACTAAAGCTAGATCAGAAGGGTTTACTGCTAAGAGAAACGACAAGAGAGTAGCAATAGCACCGAAAAGAATGAAAAATAACGGATTCGTAAAAAAGAGATAATATGGCATACGTACTATTCATATCAGAAGATAAACTAAAAGATTCTACGGCAATCAATATGAATGTAGATGTGGAGTTTTTATTACCTTTTGTAAAACAAGCACAGAAACTTTATGTAGAAACTAAGTTAGGTACAGACCTTAACCAAAAGATTAAAGACCTAATAACGGCAGGAACTATAAATGATCCTGCTAATGCAAACTACAAAACATTACTAGATACTTACATAGGAGATATGCTTCCTAACTTTGCTTTATATCACGCAATACCTTTTCTACGTTTTAAGATAGAGAATGGCAACATATACTCTAAGACATCAGAAAATGGTGTAGCTTTAACTACAGAAGAAGCACAACATCTTAGAAGTGAAGTATTAAATACAGGAGAATATTATATGGAACGTATGATTGACTATATTAAAAATAACATTAGCTTGTTTCCTGAATACAATACAAACTCAGGTGCAGATGTATCTCCTGATAGCAACGCATATTATGCAGGAATGAATTTAGAAAGACCTAAAATGCAGGGAGATAGAATAACACTTAGAGATTTTTTAACACCTGATCTTACATAATGAAGAAAAGATATAAAGTAAAAGAAGTAAATAAGATTAAATTAAAAACATATTTGACAAATGCCAATACAAAAAGCAGTACAGGACACACTAGAAGTAGCAGCAGTAAACGGAACAGTTCTAAGTGTAACAACATTTACTAATTTAGAACTAGCACTTAAAATTATACTGCTAGTAGTTTCAATAATTTATACTATTGATAAATGGTATAGTCAAAGAAAAAGAAATGCCAAAAAAGATTAAATCTTATACAATCATTAAAAAAACTCCTAAAAAACGTAAAGGAGTACATTCTAAAAATGCTTCCAAAGGTCAAGTTGGTTTCAAGAAAAAAAGTAGAGGGCAAGGTTAATCTTGTTCTTGAGAGAGAAATATTTACAGATAAATCTATAATAGGTAGGTTGTATCTGAATAAAGAATATGTATGTGATACCTTAGAAAATCCATACATTAATAATGAACGCAATATAAGTTGTATACCTGAAGGTAAATATGATGTAAGATTGCGTACACCAAGAGAGAGTGCTACAAGAGATTATTTACATCTTATAGTACAGGAAGTGCCTGATAGAAGTTATATCCTATTTCATAAAGGTAATAAACCTGAACATACACAAGGTTGTATTCTAGTAGGAACGAACAATCAACAGGACTATGTTAGTAAGTCAGGGTATGCTATGGACTTTTTGATGAGGAGAATACTTAATTTAGGTGGCGAGAATATTAAATTATTAATAAAAAATAAATAAAATGAAAGAATATTTAATAATGACAATGTTAAAATCTAAGAAAGTATGGTACACAATAGCAGCTATGGTTGTACCTTTTATCGCAAGATCATTAGGTGTAGATGAAGTTCATGTTAGCGAAATATTTTGGGCTTTATTAGCACTACTAGGAGTTACAGGTTTACAGGACTTCGGTAAAGATGCGAAGTAATAGATACAGATTAAAACCACACGAGATAGCAGCATTAAATAAAATGCGTAATAAAGAAGTTCGTAACATTTTAGTTATTGGCGACTTACATGAACCATTTTGTTTAGATGGCTATCTTGAATGGTGTATTGAACAATACGAAAACTATAATTGTAATCATGTAATAATGATTGGAGATTGCATTGATTCACATGGATTTAGTTATCATGAACCTGATCCTGATGGAATGTCAGCAGGTAATGAATTAAAACTAGCAATAAAAAAAATACAAAAATGGTATAATGCTTTTCCTAATGCAGATGTATGTATTGGAAACCATGATAGAATGGCTGCTAGAAAAGCTATGACAGGTGGTATTCCATCTGCTTGGATAAGGTCATATAATGAAGTGTTAGGTACACCTAATTGGAATTGGGTAGAAAGTGTAATATATGATGATGTATTATATGAACACGGAGAAGGTGGACAAGCACAAACAAAAGCAAAAAACAATTTAATGTCTAGTGTATGTGGGCATACACATACTGAAGCATACTGTCGGTGGTATGTTGGCAAGAAATATAAAATATTTGGTATGCAAGTTGGGTGTGGTGTAGATTCTAAATCTTATGCAGCAGCTTATGCCAAAAACTTTAAAAAACAAGCAATAGGATGTGCAGTTGTATTAAACAATGGTACACTACCTATTAACCTCTTAATGCCCTTATAATCAATAACTTACATATAATTAACAATTAAATTGTTAATAACTTTTTTAATATTTATGTTGAAATATTTGTTAATTAAAATATTTTTCGTACCTTTGTACTTTAAAATAAATATTAATTAAAACAAAAAAAAGTGAAAACAAAAACAAAAACTGAATATAAATGTTTAGCAGAAAGTGCTTACTATCAAGCTATATCTCATGATATGAGATTTGCAAGGGTTATGTCTAATGATATAAAATTTGCATTTGTTGTTCATGTAAGAATGCCTAGTTGCCAAGATAAAATAGAAGTGTTTGATAATCAAGAACAAGCTAGAAAATATTTTGAAGATTTTATTGAAGAAATATATGATGACATAAAATACGAAGGACATAGTCCTAAAGATTTAGAAAAACTTGATGAAAATCATTATTACTATAATGGTAGTTTATCCGATATTACATCAATAAAAATACAGGGTAAAATAACCTCTCCTAAATTTTAAAACTAACAATAAAAATAATCAGGGGGGTGTTAAAACCCCCCACAAAAAAACAATTATGATATTAGAAAAACAAGAACTAAGATTGAGAAAAAAAAGATATAAAGCTATAATAAAAAATATAATAGCTTTCATAATCGTAGGTATTGGATCAATCGGTTTATTAATGTTAGGTGCAATTTTAGATAAATTATAATTATGTATATACCTAAGCCCTTAACAAAAAAACAATTAGTTGAAATGAGAAAGCAACAAGAAAAAGAAAGACAAGAAAGGTTATTGACTTATGATAATACTATTGTAAAAGCTAAATTACATTACTTTAAAGGTACTATTGAAACTTCAGTATACAATTCAAATTTACATAAAAATTATATTGATTTTGATTTGGATTGGAACTCGGTTATTATGATAGGAACTGATAGACAAATGTGTGCAGATGATACAGTAGATAATATTACAGGTACATACTCTTTAAATCTTACAGACAAAATGCTAAAAGCATATAAGGAAAACAATAATCAATTATTAATAATTAAATAAATAAATATGAAAAATAGTAAAGTAGTAAACGTACAAGGTTCAGGGATGTTTAAAGAACTATATGTATTTGAAGTAGAATTAGATAACGGAGATGTAGGTAAAATATATCGTAAGTCAAATGATTCTAAATTAAGTGTAGGACAAGATATTTCTTACACTATAAACGACAAGGGAAGTATTAAGATTGTAACAGATTATCAAAAGAATAATCAAAGTCAGTCAAGTCCTAAACAAGATGATGTACAGAAACTTATTGTAAAGCAGTCAAGTTTAAAAGCTGCCGTTGATTATGATAATAAATGTACTCCTGAAGATGTACTTAAAAATGCTCAAATGTTTTATGAATGGGTATGGGGTTTAACTCCTACACAAACTAAAATTAATAAAGTAGCTGAAAAGTTTGATTCAGATTTACCATTCTAATATGACAGATAGAGAAAAATTTGAAACCATTTGCGACCTTACTACACAGATAGTAGGGTTGCAACAAGGTTCATTAGCTTATAAAACTAGAAAGCAAGAAGTGTTAGTGCCTAGAATGGTTGCGACAGTAATAGGTATAATGACTAAAGATATACATCCAACTATAATTGCAGAAATAATTAAAAAGGATCGTACTTCTGTATTACATTATATTAACTCTCATAAATCTAACTATGCTAGTTTTCCTTTTTATAGAAATACTTTTAACAAAGTTTACAATGCTTTTACTGAAGCTGAAAAGATTAAAGTAGTATTAAGCAGTAGGGATGAGATATGTAGATTATTAATAGATGCAGGTATTAAGATTTCTGCTAAACCACAAGTTAAAATTAAGATAACAAGTGGTAAAGCAAATTATACCTTACCAACTACATATTTGGAGTTTTCAAAAAATATTGATATAATTAAGCATTCATTAACTGAAGTAGATTATTCTACAGAAATTATAACATTATGAACGAAAAACCAAATTACTACGCAATAATACCTGCTAACGTAAGGTATTCAGATTTAAAACCTAATGCTAAATTATTATATGGAGAAATAACTGCATTAAGTAACAAGCATGGCTTTTGCTTTGCTTCTAATAATTACTTTGCTAATTTATATAATGTAAATAAAAATACTATTAGTTCTTGGATTACCGATTTAAAAAATAAAGGTTTTATTGTAGTTACAATAGAAAGAGATTTAAGGAACGTAATCACGAAAAGATGTATAGGTATACTAAAAAAGATGGACACCCCTATACCGAAAATCACGGAGTATAATAATACAAGTATTAATATTACAAGTAATAATATATCTATAGAGCAATTTGAAAATCACGTTATGTACTTTGATTATCCTAATGAAATGAAACAAGATTTTATAGATTATTGGACAGAAAAAAGTTCTGATCGTGCTAACGCAAAAATGCGTTTTCAAAAACAGTCAACTTTTGATGTGAAAAGGCGACTTGCACGTTGGGCGAAAAATTCTCAGAAATGGGATGCACCTAAAAAAACAGGTACATCTAAATTAGATGCACAGATAGATGAATGGCAAAAAGCAAAGAACTTATTATGATAGATGAATACAAGCAGATGATATACTTAGAAAACCTATATAAAAAAAATACTATAGATTTGGACAAATATTTTAAGTATAGTGGTAAGTTAGAAATAGGTAAAAGATTTAAAGAACCTAAAGAAGATTATGTATATGTACATAGGAGATTGATAAAAAATGATATGTCAAAATATAAATTTAAGAAATGAAAACACTACAAGAAGAAAACATAAAAGAACTAACAGAAAAGACATTAGACTTAATTGCTAAGACATCAGTAGAGTTAGGGCATAGGTCAGATGCTAAAACAATGGCTTCTCTTGCAAAAATATTAGCTGAAGATTTACAGAAAGAAAATAGATTTAGAAGAATGTATTTTAAACAGATACAGGATTCTTTTTATCAAGGAGTAAGGTTCTGCAACTTTGATCCTTTTTTAAACATAAGGACTTTTTATCGTTGGATAATAGAACACAAGAAAAGAATAGCTGAAGCTATTTATAAGACAGAAACCTTAAAGCAGAAGAATGTAGAATTTTACCAACCACAATTAAAACAACTAAAATGATAGATTTTTTAAGACACTTAACAGGATTATGTGGAGAACCACATCCTAGTTTATTGACACTATTATTAGGAACTCCTGTATTTAGTTATTTAATATATAAAATAAAAAATAAAACAAATGAAAACAATTAGAATTACTCATGATGAAATAAAAACACAAAAGGATGCAATACTATGGCATCTAAAAACTTATAAGAATATTACAAGTTGGGAAGCTATAAAAGAATATGGTGCAACTCGTTTATCTGATATAATTTATAAGTTAAAAAATGAGGGCTATCCTATAGAAACACACTTAGTAGAAATAAAAACTAGATTTGGCAGAAAAACATCTATAGCTAGATACCAATACTATAAACCAATACCTAAAGATGAGCAACTTATAATATGGGGGTAAAGAAACCTGTAAGTAAACTAAAAAAAGAGTTAGATAGTTGGTTCTCTAAATATATAAGATTAAGAGAAGCTACTAATACAGGTGCAGCCCAATGCTTTACTTGTGGTAAAGTAGATCATTACAAGAAACTTCAGAACGGACACTTTCAATCTCGTAGACATCATTACACAAGATGGAATGAACAAAATTGTCAAGTCCAATGTGTTAAGTGTAATATGTTCGGTCAGGGAGAGCAGTATAAGTTCGGTATGTATTTAGATGCTAAGTATGGTAAAGGTACTGCTGAAGAATTAGAATATCTGTCAAAGTTAAATGTAAAAATGACTAGGATAGATTATGTGGAAAAGATAAGTTATTACAAAGAGCTTGTTAATAAAATAAAAAAGGAAAAGAATATAGAGTAATTTATTTTCTATATTTGGAATATGACAAAACCAATATTTGCTAATACTACACATCAAATAGTTGTTAATGATTATTTGAACTTAATGTTATCTTTTGTCAAAGAGATTTCTTCTGAAAGTAGATATAATAATTTTAAGGAAGTATTACAAGTTATAATAGAATATCATAATAGTTATGGAAAAGATGTAAATGAAGGTAATTGGGATGATTGGCTAACACTTATACCTTCTCATACTTCAGTAATGGTAAATGGATATTTTGCAGGTATACAAACAAAAAGAAATATAGAAGCTATAAGAGCATACAAGCTATTATTAGATAATGCTTTAGAAATGGTTGTAAGAGATTTAAGAGATATAAAGAATAACAATGAATAAAATATATCAGGCAGTAGCAGATTGTAGAGAAACATTTGTAGAAATGTCTTACACCTACTCGCAAGATATAAACGAAATAGAAGAAGCAGTACAAGAATTAATGTTATACTTTATGCAGATGAACCCTGCAATATTAAAAGATATATATAATAAAGATGGCAAGAAAGGATTAATAAGATATGGTGCAGTAGTATTAAGAAGAAGCTATACAAGTCCTAGAAGTCCTTATTACTATAAATATAAAAAATACTATACTAACTTAGATGCACAAGCAAGTTCTATAACTTATGATATTACAGAAACAGGAGAAATGTCAAACGAGAAACATCTATACAACATACCTAATCCTGAAGAATACCAACAATGGCAAAAGCTAGAACAAATAGATAAAGCATTAGAAGATGTATATTGGTATGATCGTGATGTATTTAAGTTGTACTATTACGAGGGTAACACATTAACAGGACTAGCTAAGAAAACAGGCATAAGTAGAAATAGCTTGTTTACGACTATAGACAAAGTAAGAGAATATCTGAAAGAAGTTATAGATGAGTAATTTCTTTGTAAAAAACGAGGTGTATGAAGAACGTATAGCATTATGTAGAGAATGTGTATATTACTTTAAACCTACAGGTACTTGTAAGGTGTGCTTGTGTTTTATGAAAGTAAAAGCTAGGATAGGAGTTATGGAATGTCCTCAGAAGTATTGGAGTAAGACAACAGAAGTAGAAAGACCTGATGACATACCACAAGAACTAATAGAAGAATGTCTTTTAATTTGGGATGATATAAAGACAGGAGTGGCAAAGAATGTAACAGTAAAAAAGAAAATGGTTGAACTATACAATACAATATATGGTACAAGATACAAACCTACTAGTAATTGTGGTACTTGTTTAAACAACTGTTTTCAAGGAATAAAAAAAATAAAAGAAAAATATGGATAAAAAAATACCTGACTATTATATAGGAAAATATTATAAATACGAAGCTAGAAAAGTAATAGCAGATTGGGAATTAAGTTACA